GAAACTGCTCGTGAATTAGCTACTCATGCAAGTGACATTAAGCATTTGCAAGAAGACATGGATAAGCTGGTCTCCGACATGGCTACTGTTAAAGCATCCCTTGCTGAAATTCAGAAAACATTGTCCGAAGCTCGTGGCGGTTGGAAAGTATTGATGTGGTCTGGTGGCGCTGTAAGCGCGGTCACCGGGTTTGTCGGTTTTGTTGTTGGGCACTGGGGTAAATAATGCCAAGCACATCTAAAAAGCAACACAATTTTATGGCGGCAATTGCGCATAACCCTGCATTTGCTAAGAAGGTTGGTGTTCCTCAGTCAGTTGGTAAAGACTTCAACGAGGCCGATAAAGGCCGCAAATTCAAGGAAGGTGGTGCTATGAAAAGCGACATGAAAGAAGACACAAAAATGGACAAGGCTCAAGACAAAGCCATGATTAAAAAAGCGTTTAAACAACACGATGCTCAAGAGCATAAGGGTGGCAAGGGAACTAACCTTGCATTGAAAAAAGGTGGTATGCCACCCGGAATGATGGACAAAGCTGGTCGTGCAATGGCTTCTCCTACACCTGACATGATGGGTCGCGCGATGAAAGGTCGTTCGATGGTAGGACCAGCGGTTCCAGCAAAGAAAGGCGGCGTGACTAAGATGGCTCGCGGCGGCGGTGTTGAGTCTAAGGGTAAAACCAAAGGCACAATGATTACTATGAACCGTGGTGGGAAAGCCTGTTAAGGAATTATCATGATGGCCTCTAGAGGTATGGGCGATATCAGCCCTTCTAAAATGCCCGCTGGGAAGCGTAAAGCCCGCCGCGATGATACTGATTTTACTCAGTATGCTAAAGGTGGTGTTACGGGGCTGTATGCAAACATCCACGCTAAGCAAGCGCGGGGCGGTAAAATGCGTAAGCCCGGACAGAAAGGCGCTCCCTCTGCTCAGGACTTTATAAACGCGGCTAAAACGGCGAAAAAGAAATGACCACATCTAGCTTGACCACGTTTAACCTTGACCTCTCAGAACTTGTTGAAGAGGCTTTCGAGCGTTGCGGGTCAGAGCTTCGTAGTGGTTACGACTTGCGCACCGCGCGGCGCAGCCTGAACATCTTGACAATTGAGTGGGCAAACCGTGGCATCAACTTGTGGACAATTGAGCAAGGATCATTTCCGCTTGTCACAGGGCAGATTGCATACACAATACCTACTGACACGATTGATTTGCTCGATCAAGTGATTCGTACGGGGTCTGGGTCAACACAAGTTGACATCAACATCTCGCGCATCTCTGAGTCTACGTACTCAACAATCCCAACAAAGAATGCACAGGGTCGCCCAATTCAGGTGTGGATTAACCGTCAGTCAGGCAACACGAATGCCGCGCTCACAACGTACTTGAACGTTAGCATTTCTGCTACCGACACGACTATTACCGTTGACTCGACAGTCAACCTACCATCACAAGGGTATATCAAGATCGACAGTGAAGTGGTCTTGTACCAGAACATCAGCGGCAACCAGCTATTGAATTGCTTCCGTGGGCAAAACAATACTACCCCCGCTGCGCATTTAGCAACTGCAGCAATCTATCAAACGTTTTTACCAAACGTAAACGTGTGGCCTACACCTAACGCACCGGGCAATCAATATACGTTCGTGTATTGGCGGCTTCGTCGCTTGCAAGACGGTGGTAACGGCGTAACCACGCAAGACATACCCTTCCGCTTCATTCCAGCTATGGTGGCGGGGCTTTCGTACTATTTGAGTATCAAACTACCAAACATGGATGTAAACCGCGTGATGGGCTTAAAAGCCGATTACGAGCAACAGTTTCAACTAGCCGCCGACGAGGACCGTGAAAAAGCCCCACTACGGCTTGTGCCCCGAACGTTATTTTATTGAGGTGAGTCATGCCCTCTAAATACGCGAGTGGTAAATATGCAATTGCGGAATGTGATCGTTGTGGTCAGCGGTATAAGTTAAAAGAGTTACGCAAGCAAGTTTTAAAGACGCATCTGTACAACGTCAAGGTTTGTCCGACTTGCTGGGACCCCGATCAGCCACAGTTGCAGTTGGGGATGTACCCAGTTAATGACCCACAAGCTGTGCGCGAGCCAAGACCAGATGTCAGTTATCAAGTGTCGGGCAACAGCGGTCTGCAGATTGGGTTGACTGGATCAACAAACGTAGAAGATTACGGTTATCCGCAGGGTGGTAGCAGACAATTTCAGTGGGGCTGGAACCCCGTGGGTATGGGTTATGACGGTGGGTTAACACCAAATAACTTGATTGGAAACGGATCGGTTGGTACAGTAACAATAGATATTTCTTAGGAGCCTATCATGGCATACACACGAAGCGCCGATGGCGTAGTAAGTAAAGGTAAAACTAAGGGTAAAAACCTTGGTAACAGCGGCCCTGTCAAAGGTCTTGAGGGTGGCGGTAAAAAGAAAGCTGGTGTTTCATCTGAGTCGATGAAATCAATGGGTCGTAACTTAGCCCGCGTTGCCAATCAGGGGTAATCATGGGTAAATTTAGCCAAAAAATGATGGGCAAAGAAGTTGGGCAAGCAGCAGAATACGCTACACCGCATTCAATGAGCGGTGGTCCGGCTAAGTTGCGCCATGTCGGTGATCCCAACAAATTGTCTGCCGTGCAAGTAACACCATCTAGCGGCTCCGCGCGAGTCAGCGCAGGCGATCCAGCGCGTGATGATGTCAAAACATCGGGTATTGAAACTCGTGGTAATGGCTGCGCAACCAAGGGTCGTATGGCTCGTGGACCAATGGCGTAAACATGAACTACGCACAGCTTGTCACCGCGATTGAAAACTACACTGAAAGCTCGGAAGCGGTGTTTGTTGCACAGATTCCTACGTTTGTTCAGCTTGCTGAAGAACGCATCTACAATGCTGTGCAGATTCCAGCTATTCGTCGTAACGTGACGGGTAATGTAACAACTGGTGACAAGTATCTGTCTTTGCCAACAGACTATCTGGCAACCTTCTCTTTAGCGGTGGTGGATAGTGATGGAAACCAACAGTTCCTTTTGGATAAAGATGTTAACTTCATTCGTCAAGCGTATCCCAACCCTGCTGATTCAGGCTTACCAAAGTATTATGGACAGTTTGCACCGTATACGTTCATACTTGGGCCAACTCCTGACCAGAATTATCAAGTAGAACTTCATCAATACTACTACCCTGAGTCGATTGTGACTGCGGGTACATCGTGGATTGGTGATAATTTTGAAACAGTCTTACTGTATGGTTCATTGCGTGAAGCTGTAATATTCCAGAAAGGCGAGCAGGATATGGTCGCTTACTACGAACAGAAATACCAAGAGTCAATGGCTCTGTTGCAAGAGCTGGGTGATGGTAAAGAACGCCGTAGCGCATACCGTGACGGTCAACTTAAACTCCCGGTTCCGGGTCCAGTCAGATAATTTAGGAGCCTATTATGGCAATCACGCAAGCAATGGCTACATCGTTCAAGGTTGAAATCCTTGACGGTATTCATGCGTTTGGTCCTGCGGTTGTTCGTGCGTCAACTGCCGCCGACACATTTAAGATAGCACTGTACACATCATCAGCAACACTTGATGCGTCTACAACCGTTTACACGACCTCTGGTGAGGTTGTTGGTACGGGCTACACCGCTGGTGGTAATACGTTGGCTGTGTCGGTTGTTCCTGTATCGTCAGGCACTACAGCTTACTTGTCGTTTTCAAATAGCTCATGGTCAACAGCAACGATTACTGCTCGTGGCGCAATGATCTACAACAGCACACAAGGTAACAAGTGCGTGGCTGTGTTGGATTTTGGCGCTGACAAGGTATCGACTGCCGGTACGTTCACGATTGTGTTCCCCACTGCCGCAGCAGGCACAGCTATTATTCAGATTGCATAGGTGGTCTAGATGGCGTTAGTTCTAGCAAACAGAGTTCAAGAGACTAGTACCACAACAGGTACAGGCACACTCACGCTTGCTGGGGCTGTATTAGGCTATCAGACATTTGCAGCAGGGATTGGCGCAGGCAACACTTGCTACTACGCAATTACAAGCACCACGGGCGCATGGGAAGTTGGTATTGGCACGGTGGGTACTGGCACACTGGCTAGAACAACATTGCTCTCATCGTCCACAGGGTCGTTGGTGTCATTTACTGGCACGTTAAACGTCTACGTCACTTACCCATCTGAGAAGTCGGTAAATCTTGACGCAGCTAATATCATCACGGGCTACCCCATCACAGTCAAAGACAACGTATTCACGTTGCAAGACGATGTAGACCCGACCAAGCAAGCGCAGTTTCAGTTGAGTAGCGTCAATACGGGGACAACTAGGGTTTACACGACACCAAATGCTGATGCAACTTTAGCTGGATTGAATGTCCCTCAGAACTGGACTTCAGCGCAAACATTTACTGCTGCATCCAACACATTTGGGTCAAGTGCGGGTGCAACCACAACTGGGGTTGGTACAGGCGCAACCACAACAGGCAACACTAAAACCGTCAACATCGGCACAGGCGGCGTAAGCGGCTCGACTACAGCCATTGCAATTGGTGGCACGGCGGGTACGTCTACCACCACAATGAACGGCACGACAGTCATCGGCGGTGCGGCAGGCAATCAATCGCTGCAAGTCAATAACGTGGCGAGTGCGGTTAACTATGCTCAGATTGTGGGTGCGGTTACGGGTAGCCCCCCAACTATTTCAGCGCAGGGAGCAGACACTAATATTGCCCTCTACTACCAAACAAAAGGCTCTGGAAATCAATTTTTTGCTGGAAATGGTGGTGTTCAATTTGGCATAGGCAACACATTAAACCCAGTAAATTACCCGTATTTTTACGGATCAATTTCTGGTAACGGCGTTGTAATGACTGCGGCAGGATCAGACGCAAATATTTCTTATAGTCAGTCAACAAAAGGTACAGGCAACTATAATTTTTATACAGGTTCGTTTGCCGCAAACCAAGTAATCATTGCTCACACAGCCTCCGCAGTCAATTACCTAAACTTCACAGGCGCAGCTACCACAGCAGCCCCGACTATTTCGGCGCAGGGTAGTGATGCGAATATCGGCTTAGTCTTAAGCAGCAAAGGCACAGGTGCGGTTGCGTTGGGTGGGACTACAGCGGCGAATAGTGCGGTGCAAATTACACCTCTTGCGAGTGCTGTTAATTACGCTTTGATGACGGGTGCTACAACTGGCACTTTCCCATCTTGGTCGGCACAAGGAACGGATACAAATGTTGGTTTAAGAATTTCAACCAAAGGCATTGCCAATTTAAATTTTATGGGCAACAACTTTGGGCATTATATTTTAACTGGTAATGCTGTAGCTTCAGCCGTTAATTTTTTACAGGTATTACCCGCAGTCACCACAAGCGCACCAGAACTTTCAGCCCAAGGCTCAGACACAAACATCAACTTAAAGTTGACTCCAAAAGGCACGGGCGGAGTTCAATTTACAGGGCCACTATTACCCAACAACTTAGCGGGTACATCAGGGCAAGTATTAACATCGGCAGGTGCAGGCGCAGTACCAACATGGGCGGCGGCAGTTAGCAGCAACATTACCGCTAACGGATTGTTTGAAAACAACGCAACAATCT